TTCCAAGATCGTTTGCATTGGCGCAAAGCTTCTCGATCGCTTCTAGTGCGTCCTTACGGTTGGCAAGTTTTTTGCTGGCGCTTGGACGATACGAGAGATCGACGGCGCGGCCTGTCGCGTGTACCGAGAGCGATTCTTTGCCGCGCATATTTCTTACGCCATACGAGCCGTTATCCCAGAGAGCGCCTTGACCTAGCCAGATGACTTCTTTAATAAAGGCGTCCATGCCAGCACGTCGTTTAGGTGATGCGCCGTCCTTGTTGCCCGTGTAGGGCCGTGCACCAACGATCGGAAGCGGTTGGGCTTTAGGCTTCGGGGTTTTTGCCGATGCCATAAGCCTTGTTCTTTGGGTTGACATAGCCGATGAAGAGTGGTGCTACTGCTGCGATGGCTGCACCGAGTAGGTCGTTGGGATCGGTGTTGCCTGACATGTAAAGCGCGACTGCTGCTGCAATGGCGCTGTTGATGTAAGTAGAGATCATTGCTTTATCGCTGGGTTTCATCTGTTGCTCCTGTCTGTTTGGCTTTTTTCATTCCGTTGGATGCGAGTAAGCCGCCAAGTGATCCTGTGAGGAACACGACCACGGTTGAAAGTAGATCAATGAAGGCTGCGTCGTTGGGGGCTTGCTCAAGCGGCTGATTAACAAATAGTAGGCCGTAAACGAAGCCGAGCACAATGGCGGCAAAACTAATCGAGAGCGTGATGCCAACGATCAGGATTAGTCGTGCGTGTTTATCCTCTGGCGACATCGCAAGCCGTCCGCGTAAAGCACCTGTTCGGCTCAATGTTGACTCTTGTGCTGGCGCATCCATTAAGTACTGCCGCTATTACTGCAACCATAAAAACAAGTGCCGCATATTTAGCCGCCGAACGGTACATAATCGACTTGTTTTTGTATAAACGCTTCGTATTCGGCTGGGGTCATAGGGCGCACCACACCGTCAACTTGTATATGCACTTCGTCGTGTGGATAGAGGGCTACGGCTTCTTCGTATGTCATACTGCTATTCCTAACTGTTTGCGTATCCGTAAACGCGGATAGTGCCACCCGTTAAAGTTCCGCTTGCTGGGGTAATGGTAAAAGCCGTGAATGATGTCGTGGACTGTTGCAATCCTGTTACTGGGCCACCAATACCTGTTCTGGGTAAAGTTCCGCTCATCGAAGTGTGTTCGCTTAAAAATGGGCTGTCTAGTTCTATGTTCAGATGAATACTTGTGCTGCTTGATGCGCCAATATATGTAAAGGCGCTACCGTTGCTGTTGGCAATTGCTTGAACGGTTGTATTCCATGCCGTGTAAATGACATTGTTGTAATAGCCCGTTGTTGTTGCGCCAAGTTTTAGGCTTAGTTCAGTTTCGGCTGCCGAACCAACGCCGCCAGTAATGATGATTTTGTAACTGTCATAAGTGGCGCTAAATGCGCCAGTTACTTCAACGCTTGAAACTGTTGTGCCGATAGTTTGCGACTTGACAAGCACAAGACCCGGGGCAACACCTACAGATTGCCAAGCCGCGCCGTCGTAGTACTGCGTCACGTTGCCCGTTTCAAGATAAGCAAATTGGCCTTCTGCAAGGGTTTTTTCGCCCGTGCCACCAAAAGCCGCGTCACGCTCAACAGTCGACGAAAAAACGGGAATGCCCGAGTTTGTGATGTTGAGATCCGCTGCGGTCAGGACTTCGCCTGCCACATAGACGGGGACTGTAGTAACTGCGTTTGCTCCCATACCAGTACCTTACCCGAGCACGTTGTCGGAGTCGGTGATTCCGTAAATTAGATCGTCCAGTACCAATTCAAAAACGAGCGTGGTGGGGCTTGTGAAAAGCGTGATTCGATGCCCAGACGATACGTCGATCTGATGTTGGATGCCTTCTACGGCTAACTCTTGGGCTAGTTGCGTGGTGGTTAAGCCGGTCGCAAAGGACTTCTCTACCGTGATCGTGTTGCCGATCTCGATGACGGCCACGATGTCGCGCTGGGCATCTGTAAGCGTGGAGAACGGCGTGGATACCGATGTGTAGCGCGGTGTGGGTTCGGCTACAAGTAGGTAGGTGGCAAGGTCTTGCGCGGCCGTGTCGTTGTGGACTAGCGCGTCGGAGATTGACGTGGTCTGAATAAAGTAGGTCGCTTGGGATGCTAGATCTTCGGCGACTTCTGGGGTTGTTGCGCCGGCATGGGTCACGGATGCGCGGTTGACGACTTGGTTCGCCTCAAATGAGATCCCGACTTGATCAAAGGGTATTTGGGTTCCGTCGTCGTGGAAGTCTGCTACCGATGCGGAGAGTGTTGTTCCAATGCGGTCTTGGAATGTAAAAGTTCCGTCTCGCGCGACAAAAATTCTGCCTTGCACACTCTCATTAATTTTGGCCATGTATGCGGCGACTGATGTTCCGTTGGGCACGGTGTAGGCGGCCGTTCCGCCAAGTAGCACGGTAGAAGCTTCAATGTTGCGTTCGCCCGGCAACTGAAATGCGTTAACTTCTGGTAGGTCTAGGACGGCTTCTACGCGCACGTTTGCGAGTTCTTCTGAGACGTTGTATTCGTCCATGTAGGTCTGGGAGAGGACATAGAAGCGGTCGGCGCATGCAACGTTGACTTCGTCTAATCCTCCAAGGTTAAAGTCGTAGGTGTAGTCAATGATGTAACCGTTAAAGAGTTCCTCGCCTTCGCGTGTAAGAATTACGTTTCGCATTGGTGCTAGTCCAGGTTGACCGTTTGCGGTGTCAAAGAACGGAGAGTCTTGGTTGAACGGGTTAAAGACTCCGCCGGCATATCCGTCTAGGAGATTGAAGTTCATTGAGCCGGCTGTAAATTGGTCGCCGATGTCGCGGCGGCCGCGTGTGACGGTGATGTTTGTGGAGCCCTCGATGACGGATGCAAATTGTGTTGTTCCGTTAAGGACGTATTCGGTGTTATTGAGGACGCCTTTGTTGGTGTCGTCTAGGACAAATGCGTTGACTAAGAAGCCTGTGTCAATGAGGAGATCGTAGGATCCCGATTTAACGATTGACGTTGCCATTACGCGACTTGAATTTGTGCTGGGCCGTCTACACGGTTCATGGCTTTAATGGCGTTAACGACTGCGCGGCCGATGTCTGCCGATGTGGAGATGCCGCCCGTGACGTTGACGGTGATGTTCTGTCCGCCTTGGTTCCGCATGCGGTCTAATGGGATGACGGCTTCTGGGCCACGCTCGCCGATAAGTGCAAGGGTTGGCCCTGTCACGATTCCGCCTGCGGCCATTGCTGGAATGCCGCCTTCTCGACCAAAGCCTGATCCGACTGATGCTTGCACTTCACCGATACGGCCGAGAGAGATGTGTTCAATAGTGCCAACGTTGTCAACAAACGGGATGGCGTTGTACGCCCTGATAAGCGCGTTGATTGCTCTGATCCATGCGTTAGCCAAAGTCTCGAAGCCGCCAATAATAAAGTTGATAACGCTGTTAACGATGTTTCGGAAGCCTTCAAACTTTTTGTAGGCGATGGCTATTCCGACAACTAGAACGGCTATGCCGGCTGCAATAAGTGAGAACGGGTTTAACGCCATCGCAAAGTTAACGGCCATGATTGCCGTGGCGATAGCGCCTATTGTGCCGGCAATGGCTAGGAAGGCGCCCGGGTTGTTTTGCGCCCAGTCCGCAAACTTTTGAACGATTGGAAGGACGGCTTCTACGGCTGGGAGTAGTGCGGCGCCGATTGACTCTTTGGTTTCGTCAATTGAGTTGCCAAGGATCTTCATGCGGCCTGCGGCGGTTTCTGCGGCTGCGGCCGTGGCTCCTCCGAAGGTTCCGCCAAGGACATTCATGACGTCGTCTAGAGATGCTCCGTCTTTTATCATTGCTTTAATCTCTGGCGACAGTTGACCGAGGGCTTTGAAGTTTCCTCCGTAAGCCTTGGCGAGTGCATCGGAGACGGTCGCTAGATCCTTGCCAGAGCCTTGTGCGATGTCTTGAGCGAGCGCGAGCGTCTTGTTTGCTTCGGTGATGTTTTTGGTTCCGACAAGTAGGGCTTGGAAGGCTGGACGAAGTTCGCTGTCTGCTGTGCCGGATGCCCTCGACATGGCGGCGATGACGTCTTCTTGTGCGGCGACTTGTTCTTTTGATGCGCCTGTGACGTTGCCCATTACAAGCGCAAGGTTCGCTTGTTCGGCTGCGTCTTCCATTGCCGCTTTGGTTGCGCCTGCAAGGGCTACGCCTAAGCCGGCCATCGCTGCGGCCGCTGGGATTGCTGCCTTCTTGATAGCAAAGTTTGCTTTGGCTCCGAAGCCTTCTAGTTGCTTAAATTGGGCGATCGCCTTCTTTGCGCCTTTGGGATCGTATTCGGAAATGATTGGGAGAATGACGGCCATGGGTTTACCTTGCGCTTAGATCGCGGCTCAAAGCTTCTCCGACGCGGTCAACGATTCGCGCCATTTCTACTTCAAGATCGCTCTTATTTGCTTCGTACTGTTTCCACACTACTCGCGACGGGTCGCCATATTTGGCTGTTAGTGCGGCGCCCATTTGATTACTTTTGGAGAAGTCGAAGAAGGCGGCGGCGGCGCCGAGCCATTTAACGGCAAAGGTCGAGAGGTTTACTTTGCCACCAAATACTTCTTTGGGCGCTTTGGTGTTGATGTATGCCTTGACGGAATGGTCGGTTGGCCATGGGAAGACTTCGTATTGGCCACGTAGATTCCATTGGCGTTGCCAGCCTGAGAGCGGATAGTTCAACGGGATGGCCGACTGGATGTCTGAGACAAGCCCAGACGTTACGCGCTTGTAGTCCTTGGTGATGTCGCGCCGAAGTGCTTTATCAATCTTGTTGAGATCCTTGAGCGCTTGACCTAGGCCGAATACTTCTATCCGTGCTTCAATGCCGCCGGCTGAGTCTCTCATTTGTGTCCTTTTTTGTTTTGGTCATTAAGGACTCTAATGATTGTTTGTAGGTCGCGTGAGTCAAACGAATCCGCATAGAACGTCGGAGCCCATCCCGTCGCGACTACCAGTTCGGCTAGTTGCCGGCGGTAGCCGCGTCCGTAGGGTTTGGATCGGTTGCGTCCTCCGCTGCGATCTCGACGTCTGGGTTTTGTTTAAGCCATTCGCGCCAAGTTACTGGAAGCTTCTCGCCTTTAATGGTAAGCAACGTGTGTACCCAACACGCTAGATCTGATGCACCGATGCCGCGTCCGTCTGACACTCGGCGATTCTCTAAGCGTTCCCATTCGGCAATGACGAAGAGGTTTGTGGATAGTTGTTCGGTTACTTCTCCGCGCGTGAGATTGAGTTTAATCTTCATGGTTCTCCTAGTGTCGGGCCGAGGACGGCCGTGATTATGGGTTTGTTGTGTCTGCGCTGTAGACGCCACCAGTAAAGGTGAGGTCTACGGTTTGCAATTCGCCAAGCGATGCATTGATCACTGGCAGGGATTCCAAGTAGGTTCCCGTCAAGATGAAGGCTGGGTTTGTTGCCGAATCAACTGCGTCGGTTGGCTTGACAATGACGTTGAGTTGTGTCCCGACCAATGGGGCAAGCGTTGCGTAAGTTTCCGATGCGGCGTACGAAAGGTACATCGTTACCGTTAGTTCGTTGTTCTCTAGGCCGCCCGTGTAGACGCGCGAAGTCGATCCAAAGGCGGTGCTTTCAAGTGCTTCAACGGTGCGAGTCAAAGTTGCTGCGGTCGTCTGATCGGTCAGGTCAATTCCGCCGATGGTCACTTTTGGATTCGAGAGGATTGTTGAGGTTGGCATGTTGGCTCCTTGAGTTGTGGTTTTAGTTTGACATAGATTCGGTCGCTAGGTGTGGATTACGCCGTTTGGACTTGGGTCGCAACGGTGAGTTCGTATGCCGGCAGGACGGATCCGCCGATGTCGACGTTTGTGGGGCGGCCTGAGATAATGCCGATGTTGAGCGCGTACACCTGAGCCAGCATATTGAGAAGGGACTTCTGGGCGTCTAGGTTGCCGGGGCCGAGCGTCACGATCTGGAGTGTGAAGGTAAGTTTGGCGATGTTGTAATTAAAGCCGTCAATGGAGTCAATGTTGACGAACACGCACGGAGGGACGATGTTGCGTGGATCGTTAACTACTTGAAGCCCTATAACGGTTTGGAGTTTGGCGACTAGGTCGTCGTAGCCCTCATTGAATAGATCGGTGTAGGTCGGGACTGGCACTAGGCAACCTGCGGACGGTCAATGCCTAAGAGTTGTCGGATCATTCCGTTAAGGCCCATGACGGGAGCGGTTCCCATTGACTGAAAGGATGCAAAGGAATCCATGGATCCGCGCTGACGGTAGAGCGCGCCGCCGTACATAATCGTTCCCAACCGAACGTCTTGCGATGGCACCGTCGTTAAAGAGTCGACATAGCCGGCTTCCATGCGTCGGCGCCAACAGAATTGATTTGTGCTCGCCGCGCAAATGGTGAGGAATGCGGCGTCTGCTGCTGTAGCGGTTCCGATTCCTAACCAGTCCTCGATGTCGGTGGCCGTAATCCAAGAGCATGTCGGGGTTGATGTCAAGGTTCCAGACGCGGCGGTGCGCTCAATATCGGCGGCCGTCTTTGCGTATAGGACTTGGTTGGCGATTGGTACGTTGACGTCGTAGAGCAAGTCGCCTTCGGAATCTACGCCTTCGTAAAGATATTGCGGAAGGGCGCGGATTGTGTAGGTGCCGTTAAACGTGGCGTCTACGCCTGCAACCGTGATCGACTGGCCGACCTCCAACTCCGTCGGGGTGAGGAGTTGAAGGACGGCGAAGTCGTCTATGAGGTATTTGTTGGTGACGCTGTAAACAGCCATGAGCGGATGCTCCGCTCTCGACTAGGCCTGAGTGATCTTGCGGATCATTCCACCAATTGCGGCGAAGGTTGAGACGTAACCGTGGAAGGACATTGTGCGTCCCAAAGTTGACGGCACTTCAACGCTCATCAAGCCACGAATGGATTCGTAGAACTCGAATGCGTCGCCTTGGCCTTGGCCGACTCGGGTAATGATCATGGTCTTTGCAGCGAAGTTGCTGTCAACTACAAGTTGCAAGCCCATTGGGGTTCCGTTCCAAGATCCTGCGCTTGATGCTCCAAGTGCGTTTTGACCCGTGAGGCCTGCTCCGATGAATGGGAACAACGGACGCTTGCTGGAGTCAACAAGTTGACCGAGTTGAGCCCACACGTCGACAGAGACGAACATGTGTGTCGGCATCCAGTTACGGTTTGCTGACACGTCGTTTGCTGCGTCGTAAACGGACTTTAACAAGTCTTCTGGAGTTCCGTCCCAGACACCCGACGAGTTTGCTGCTGCAAGCAAGTTGTCTGCTGCGAGATTATCGCTCGCGATCATGTATTCCCCCATTAAGTCATTGAGGATTAGTTGCATCGCTGGGCCAGAAGTGAAGTCGATGTCCTGAATTGAAAGCGTGACTTGTCCGGCCAAAGTTGTCTTGCTAACCGAGTTGGAGGCAATGACCATTGTCGTAGCCGATGCTGCGCCAAGTTCGTTTGCTTGTGCAGCAACGCTTGTGTGCGTGGTGATCGTTGGACGAATGAAAGTCTTTGATGCTCCGCCGTCTGGATATGCGCGAGCGCCGAGTGCTTCCACGGTAGGCCTCACAAAGTTTAGATCCTGTACGAGCGGCAAGAGCACGGGAATTGGGAGCAAGCCGGGTGTGTCAGTAGTAAGCACATCGCCTGCTGCCGCTTGTAGTGCGGTGCGCTGTGATGCGGTGTATTCGGCGACTGCTTTGTTCATGTTCTTGAACGTGTCTCCGCCGATGTGATAAGCGGCCATGAAGTCGCCTGCGCTTGGCAATTTAAACTCGCGCTTTGGCTGCGCTGGAATTGCTGCGGTTGGAATGGTTGCTTCGACTACTGGTGTTTCTACTGATTCAGACATTGGGTTCTCCTGTTGAGGTTCTTGTTCTTCATTATTACTTATTTCTTCTTCGGGCTGGTGGATACTGGCCGCGACTTTTGTGATTTGCGCTGCGTCTCCGAATGCGCCGATTGGGACTAGTGACAATTCCGTCCAAGATGCTTCTTCGATGATCATTGTTCCATCGTCCGAATAAGAGAACTTGGTGGGGTTTATACCGACCGAGACTTGGTCAATGGTGCCATCGCTGGCCATAATGAGCGCATCATTTCCGAGAGAAGTGGCGCTGATCTTGGCGGTGAAAAGCATGCCTTCTGGGGTGTCTACTCGCTCGGTGACAACGCCGACGGGTTGGCTGGCGTCGTGGTACATGAAGAGTCGTGGGGCTTTGCCTTCGGTTGGGAGGGCGCCCGGGAGGATGCGGACGGTGGTTCCGTCCGAGACGGTGGCGTCCACGTTGTAGGGTGCTGCGATTCCTGAGATGGTTCTGCGTGGTGCGTCGCCTGCGGCGGCGTCAAGCGTGAAGTCTCCTGCAATTAGTTTGATCATCGGTTTGCTAATCCTTCTTGAGTGTTTTCTTGGTAGGTGGGTTCGTCTGCTTTGTCGGCCATGTAGTTCTCTTCTAGATAGGACTCTGCGTCAAACTCGACGTAAGTTCCGCGTGGAAGAACGCTGTCCATTGAAAGCGCTGCGGCAATTGCTTCGGCGTACATTTTGAGTCCGAAGATATACAAGTCGGCGCGGGCTTGCTGGGATGACTGATAGGAATATGATCCGGTTGATACGCCTACGAGATACGGTGGGACATTGCAAAGGCGAGCGGCTTCGAGGGCGCTGTAGTTTGCTGACTCAATGAGAAGCATTTTGTCTGGGCTCATTGTCGTCGGTTCGTAGGACAAGAACTCATTAAGCGCGGCCGTTTGATTTGTTGCGCGTGCAGCGTTAAACGATGCGGCAAGATCGGCTAGTTCTTGTGCGCTTAGCGGTTCGCCGCCAGTCTGTTTGAGTACGCCGGCTGGAATGCTTGAAGATGCGTTGCGTGTGCGCGCGTCGTTAATTTTCAATGCAGTCTCGACTACCTGCGTTCCAGAATAAATTAGTCCTTGTGTTGGGCTAAGAATCTGTACCAAGTTTGTCGGATCGATTTCGCCGCCTTGAAAATAAACTTGCTTTGACGGTGCAAACCAAACGGGCCCAGCCATATCAGTCGTGGTAATTGAGCCGGCTGGAAGACGTGTAAACGATGCTGGGTATCCGTCAGCGGTGCGGCTAGTGATGTACCAGAACGCGCGGCCAAAGAAAAACAAGTCGTCAAACGTCCACGACATAAGAAAGTTGTAGGGCACTTCGGGATCTGGACGGCGGAGCCATGATCGAGGAGCAAGATAAACCTTTTCCATCTCATCGCCGTTCCACATTTCGGAATACATCTTGAGCGGCATGCATCCAATAACGGATGCCATAAGATCGCGGCTCCTATTTATCGCGGCTACTTGTACGGCACGGTTACGCGCTTCGCCTTCTTGGTAGGTGTAATACTGGCCGATCATATTGACGCCAGCGTTTTGACTGGAGTAGCCCGGACTGAACGCGCCTGCGGCTGCGGCTTTTGCCGGCGGCGGCGAGATTGCGGCCTTGCTTACTTTGCGATCAAATAATCCCATCCCTAGAGCATGACACACTTGGCGCGTTTATGGTGGCAACCGCTCGGAGGCGTTTCCGATCCCGACGAAAGGTAGGG